TACAGACGATGATGTTGCTATCTCAGTTAGTGGCAGTGGTGTCTATGGAACTTATGTTGACTTGGAAGGTCTTGCTCGTGGTGATTCTGATTTAATTCGTAAGTATAGGGATATGGCTCAGCAGTCAGAATGTGATGCTGCGGTTGATGATATTGTCAACGAGTCTATCGTATATACACAAGAAGACTATCCTGTACAAATCGTCCTAGACCAGATAGAGCAGTCCGAAGCATTCAAAAAGAAAATCCGTGAAGAGTTTTATCATGTAATGAAACTTTTGGATTTCAATAATCAAGCATATGACATTTTCCGTCGATGGTATGTGGATGGTAAAATCTATTATCATATGGTAATCGATGAGAAATCACCAAAGAAAGGAATTCGTGAGATTCGTTATATCGACCCTAGAAAGATTAAGAAAGTAAAAGAGTTGCCTAAGAACAAAACGTCTCCTGGCATCAACGAGTCGCTCTACAATAAGCCTATCGAGTATTTCTTGTATTCGGAAAAGGGATTTGACAAAGACGCTAATAACGGATTAAAGATTTCTCCCGATTCTATCTGCTACGTTCATTCAGGTATTGCAGATAAGAATGGAAAGAATATTATATCACACTTACACAAAGCAATCAAGCCTTTAAATCAATTGCGTATGCTCGAAGACGCAACTGTCATTTATCGTATTTCTCGTGCGCCTGAACGCCGTATTTTTTATATTGACGTAGGTAATCTTCCTAAGATGAAAGCGGAACAGTATCTAAGAGATATTATGCAGAAGTACAAGAACAAACTTGTATATGACGCAAACACGGGCGAGATTCGAGATGATCGAAGATATCAGACAATGCTTGAAGACTTTTGGCTTCCACGTAGAGAAGGTGGTCGAGGAACAGAAATCACTACATTACCCGGTGGACAAAACCTTGGAGAAATTGAAGACGTATTATACTTTCAAAAGAAACTCTACAAGTCTCTTAATGTTCCTGTGTCACGATTGGAGTCTGATGCTGGATTTTCATTAGGAAGAGCGTCAGAGATTACACGAGATGAAGTCAAGTTCAGTAAGTTTGTTGCTAGACTTCGCTTGCGCTTTTCGCATTTGTTTGACAAGTTATTAGAAACGCATTTGCTATTGAAAGGCGTATGTACCAAGCAAGAGTGGTTAGAATTAAAAGAAAACATTTATTATGATTACATTTCCGATTCTCAATTTGTTGAGATGAAAGAAGCGGAGGTAATGAGAGAACGCTTAGCTATGCTGACAGAGATTGATCCATATCTAGGCAAATACTTTTCCAAATCGTATATCCAGAAAAATATCCTTCGCTTGACTGAAGAAGATATTAATGATATGGATAAGGAGATAGATAAAGAAGAACAAGATAACGAATATGATGAGCCAGAAGAGGCACCGCAGCCGGCACCTAAGCCTAAACCTACTCCGACAGAAGAAAGCTTTGAGTTTCATTTTAGGGAAACGGAAGACCAAGATCACTTGGCAAAGTCTATGACAAAGTTTTTTGACAGTTTGGTAGAAGAGGCGGATGATGAGCGCACCGAAAAATAAATCTCTAACTGAAGATGCATTCGGGGTTGCCGCTTCTATTGCTTATACTAAAAAAGAAGTAGGCAAACTCGAAACTAAATTATTAGGAGCCCTTGAAGAAGTACAAACAATTCAAGGTCCAACGGGTTTGCAAGGCCCTCAAGGATTACAGGGTGAGAGGGGACCAAAGGGCGACCGAGGTGAACGTGGTTATGTAGGACAAAAAGGGGATACTGGAGATATTGGACCTATTGGTCCTGTCGGCCCCAAAGGAGATAAAGGTGATGAGGGTGAACAAGGAATACAAGGTGAGCCCGGTATTCAAGGCGAGCAAGGACCAGTTGGCGCTCAAGGAGAGCGAGGAGAGATTGGACCGCAAGGTGAAATTGGTCCGCAAGGCGCCACAGGAGAGCGTGGTCTACAAGGCGAACAAGGCATCCAAGGAATACAAGGAATTCCTGGTATTGCTGGCAAAGATGGAAAAGATGGCGCACCTGGCGAGAAAGGTGAAAAGGGTGAACCTGGGCCTAGAGGAGAAAGAGGCGATGTAGGTCCACAAGGACCGAAGGGTGATACTGGACCTCAAGGTCTACAAGGTGAAGCAGGAACTCCAGCAGACGAAGAATCAATCCGCAAAGAGATTGAGGAATTTGTTTCTAAAACAGAAGACAGTATTTCTGAGTTTACTCAACAGATCGGTGAAAAAGTTGATGACTCGGATAAATACTTAAAAGATTTTGAACTCAAACTCAAGAGAGATTTAGAAAAGAGTTTGAATGAAATGCGAGCAAGAATCGCTAACGGATGGGGAGGCTCCTCCGGTGGTGGTTCTGTTCGTATACTAGAAAACGATGACGTAGAATTCAAAAAGCGTCATCAAGTTGAAGGTGATGCAATCCTTATTTTTGATGCTGCAAAACAGAAGTTTGTATCAGAATCATTTCAGTCAGTTATAGATAGATTAGAATTAACAATTGGAACGGCTTTAGAAGTGCAATACGATAAACTAATAGACACTGAAGGTGACTACACATATATTGGTGAAGCAACTCCTGGCACAGCAAAGAATGCTGCGACATGGAGGATAAAACGTGTGTACGAACAAGGCGATGACTTAGAAATTATTTGGGCGGATAATACTGCAGATTTTGTAAAAGTTTGGGATGACAGAGCAACATATGAATATGATGCAGGATGATTTTTTTATAAATAATAAATAGTTTAACCAACCTTTTGGAGTAAAAAAATGGCAAAGATAACCTCGGCGGCAACTCTTACCCGTGATATGGTAACGATTGAAACGTCAACAAGAGATATTACTTTGACCAAGACGGGCGCATTATCAGATGATGGTGTGTCACTTCTTGCATTATATTCATACCTTAAGTCTGTGTGGCGAATTACTGATTTCGACATTGCAGCAAACGGCGCAAGTTCAGGAACTACAATCAATTTAGCGAATACTACTAACGTATTGCCCGGAATGAAAATCACTCTTTCGGGTGGTGCTGGGGTATTGAATGGAGACACCTTTGTGGAATCAGTTGCTACGACTTCTATAGTCGTTAATACTGCACCATCCACTCCTCTGAACGGAAGTGAAACGGTAACGTTTATCAACCACTTGATTGAGTATCCTTTCCCTCTCGTAGCTATTACACCAGAACAGTTCATTTTCTCGTTTGATTGGACAATGGTAGATGACACATCACGATATTTGATTCGTGACGCTGGATGGCAAGAAGAAACTTCTGCTGGCGTAACTAATCAGCAGTGGACTGGTGTTGTCACACTGGGAACAATCGATACAGTTACAGGTGTTACAAGTACCGACGGATCACTTGACACTACATTTACTGTTAACTCCACAACTGGTATTACCGCTGGTATGGAAGTTCGTGTATTGAGTGGAGGTACAGGAACAATTCCGGCAAACACTAAAGTTGTGTCAGTAGACAATTCAACTACACTGACTCTGAGTGCAGCAACTACCGCAACGTTCAATGGAAGTGAGATAATTTTATTTGGTGACAGAGTTTATTATTCTTTTTATGACACCGTTGCAAAAACGTTCTCAACTCCAGCCGACTTTCAGTTTTTAGGTCCAGTCAATGAACCTGTAAAAACTTTGGATGTTGGAACATCTTTAGATGTAACGGATAACGTATTATTCTTGTACATTAGAACAGAAGCCAAAACACACGGTAAATCAACATCAGTTGACATTGGTATTCCAGAAGCTACAGACATTAATTTTCAGGTATACCGATTCCCTCTGTCAGAAAGCACTGACTTGAACTATTTGAATGCCTCAAGTAGCCCATACGCTTCTGACCAGGCAATTGAAGCTGCAGATGGTGCTAACGGTAAATATGATGCAGTTGTAGTTTCTCTAACGGCTGCAGCAGATGGTTCTGGAAACTCTACCACACTGCTACTTGGAGATACTACTGGAATTCTCGAAGGTTCGTTTGTATATGGACCCGGCATTCCCGTAAATACACAGGTTACTGTTGGTGGAATTACAGCAAATACTAGCGTTGTTTTGACAAAAGCAACAACTACAACATATGCTGGTACAGAAAATATCAACTTTGTCAACGGCCCTCACATTGCATATTTGAATGCTGATGCATCATCGGCCGACATTTATAGCAGCGCTACGGATCTTGTAGGAACACCTTATAACTTCGGTGTTATTATTAACGCTAGAGACGGATCGTTTGGCGGAACTTCAGGTTCCGGTAGCTTGTCAGGTAGCTTATCATTGTATGAACTTTATAACTGGGTTCAATATAAACTTCGTCAATCGATTGATATCGATGCTGATGGAGATCATACAGGAACTTCGGGAACTCAGACCGGACAGCTTTCAGATCAATTGGTTCAGTTCGTTGGTTCTCAGTTGCAATCGCTGAAGTTGGATACAGATTTGACTGCTGTATATGGACCTGGTAACCTCGATCGTGCTACTACTACAGACGGCACTGGTGTTGCGGTATTCAATTTTGATAGTGCTGAAATTGGTAATATTGCTTTGCGTGACAACACATGGTCTGCTGGTACTTCATTGCGAGTGTTCCCGACAATTGCTTCTGGAACAATTACGTTCAATGCTAACCTGCTGGAAGACACTAACTCTTCGTTCACTATGTTCTATACATACACTCGTCAGTACAGTGTTAGTGATATGTCGTGGACTCAGAGTGCAGGTTCGTCGGGAACCTTAGGTTCAACTGGAGGTAATCTCCCCACGGTAACTGATGGCGATTATATTGACGTAAGTGGATTTGTAAACGCTAATCTCAATGGTGTGTATTTGGTAAATTCCACCACCACACCAAACGAAATAATTGCAGTAACTCGTATTGACGATGTTGAACTTCCAGGCTCCGAGGGTGCACAAACTGGTGGTACAAACAACTTCCGTTTCAATCCAGTGAACTCCCCTGATGCTGTTATCGTAACTAAAGCTAACGGAACAGATGAAATTCAAGCGAAGATCACCGTCGGCGGAACTGTCCAGACTATTGCAAATGGTGGTTTGTTGAGGAATTCCGATTCCAAGTTCCAATGGGATTATGCATATACGTCTAATACGCAGCCAGATGAAGCTGCGGGAGAGAATAGACAAGGTGATACTGACGTGCCCGTAACAATTCGAGCGGTTGGTACAGACAAAGCGCAGTGGGTATCCACTCCGTTTACGATTGGTTCTGGTACGGGACAAGATTTCTCGATTACTGCGCCACTCGAAAGAAACTATGCTCCCTAAAATAAATAGTGATAATGGGGGGGAGTTTTCTCCCCCATTTTTTTGAGGATAATATTATGAAAATATCGATAGAAGATACTGCGGCAATTCTAAATCTAACAGAAGAAGAAGTTTTATTGCATTCGCAAAGAACTGAAATTTTCTCCGCACATTTCAAACCACCAACCGACATGACATATAATGAAGATGGAACTGTTGTTTTCCACGAAAATGGCAGCGAAGAATCTTCTTGGGAATTTGAAATGTCAGAAGTTTTATTGTATAAAAAGAAACTGGAAATGGAAGAGGAAGGTTTCGAGGTATAAGCGTAAATGGCAGGAACGTACTCCACAAATCTAACTACCTTTTTGCAAGCCGCTTCAGGTGAAACTTGGGTAGAACCAGCAAACAATACTGGGTATAATGATATGCGGCAAGCTCAGACTGTGGGCGATACCGACGATTATATTCAAGGTCTTGATTGCGTTTCTGGGCAGCCTGGACCTGCAAACGGCGCTGGCGTCTCTGCTCTACTTGGAGTAAATACTGGATCCCCAATGACAGTTCCTTCTGATGGGGCTATATTGACTTGGATGAAATATGATGCATCTGTAGGATTGAATAACACTGATGGTGTTCGGATGTGTATTGGAGACGCCAATAATTCGTTTTATGTTTTTTTTCACTTTGGTCAAGAAAATTATACTTATGGTGGCTGGAAAAATCTTGCTCAAGGTGCTCAAGATCAATTAGGTAATGTCTCTCTAACCAACCCAACTATTGCTCAAGATGCTATACCTAGTGGTACTCCGGCAAACCAAAACTATACTTATGTGGGTTGGGCTGCAGCAACATCTTCAACTCCAGGTAAGGGACAAGGCTACAAAGTAGATGCAGTTAGATATGGTCGTTGTGATATTATAATTACCGGAGGAACAGGTACCGCAGTAGATAATACCATTTCAGGTAGACTTTCTAGTAGTGCAGCAAATTTTGCACAAATCGCAGAATTCAATGATCATAACGGTGGTACGGCAGGAGGTGGAGTCGCTTCTACATGGACAGACGTAGATTCTGGGCGCCATCGACTGGGAATTTTTCAAGAAATTTCTGGGGGATATCTTTACAAAGGATTGTTGTCTATAGGAACAGCCGCAACCGCAACGTATTTCGATGCCGCAAATGAAAACATAAACATTGATGATACTAGAAAAGTTACCGACGCTTTCAATACAATAGAAATTAGAAATACTGGAAGCACTGTTATTTGGGATACTGTTCAGATTGTTTCTAATGCTATTAGGTCGCCTGGTAATTTAGAAATTGTAGATAATGCAACAGTTACTTTTACTGGATGTTCTTTCACCAACATGGGAACATTTATTTTTAATGATGGAACAAATCCAAACACACTATCTGACGTTACGTTTAGATCGACGGGGCAAATAACATCAGGGGGTGCAACGTTTACTTCTTGTAGTTTTCTTAGACAAACCTCAGCAATTACGTTGTTGATTGATGGCGTTTCTTCTGATGTTAATAAAATAACTAACTCAGAATTTGTAAAGAACGCCGGAAATAATAATCAGGCAGTTTATTTGAATAACGCAATAACCACGGATTCCACTATTATCTGGGATGGTAATACGATAAGCGGATACACAGCATATGCAACAAATGCTGATGCTACGGGACAACAATTAGATGCTAACGCAGTAATTTCTGCAGCAGTTGATGCTGGAGTAACATTAACAATTAGTGTTCGTAATACGGGAGGTGTTCTACCTTCAGTTGAACAAAGGACTGCTAGTGGTGGGAATATTGTGGTTTCAGAAGATGTTGTAGTAACTATTTCTGGATTGTTAGGAAATACTGAAATTTCTATACTCAATAATCCATCGCCGTACACGCAGAGCGGCGTTTCTCCAACAAAAGCTTCTCCAAACATAGATGTAATTGCGGCCGTCACAGGAACTGATATCGAATTAGATACTGGAGGTGGTGCTAACGTTACTCAAATTATAAGTACTACAACAGACTTTACTGATATAGGATCTATAGATCCTAACGGATTGGTCGCCGGAGATTTCATTCGTGTTACGCAAAGAAATAACTTAGCTCAATTTGATGTATTTGAAGTGGTCAGCGTTTCCACTAACACAATCGATGTTGTAGATGTAGCAACAACTTCTATAAACCAAACTGATTTGATAGATTCTCCTGGCGAAACTGTTACAGTAGAAAAGATTGATGCGAGTCATCAGTTTACATTATCTTCGGGGGCTGTAGTCGATATATTGTTATTCAGGGTGGGAAGTCTTCCAGTTTATTTGTTGAATCAAACTATAACGGCATCTAACGCATCATTCCCAGTTACGCAATCATTAGATAGAAACTTCAAAGCGTTTGAAGTATAAATAGAGATAACAACTAAAAGATTTCAGGATACTTAAATGGCAGGCGAAAAGAGATATACAAGAATTCCACCGGAGAGCACCGGCGATCGTGTGTACATGATACACACTGCGGAAGTTGAATTTAAGAACGGCGGTAATTCTCCAACAGCAACATATGGTAATCACGACTGGAAAACAGGTCAAAGATATGATGTTGCTGGATTTGGAATG